TACAAAAAGTTCTTGAAGAAAAATATGGCAAAGTTACTGTAAATTTAAATGACGGTACTTTAAAAGAAATTGAAGAAGATGGGCCTAGTAAGAAAAATTAGTATTGGCAGAGATTATAAAAATGATGCAATGCATTATTCTGTAGGGCAAGAAGTATATGGTGGCCATATTATAGATTCTATTATAGAAGAAGATAATAAATTTTCTATTTTTATTAAAAAAGGTAAAGAAGTTTTACCATGGAAAGATTTTAATAAGAATATGGCGATTGCAGTTGAATATAATTTAGAATATTAATGCAAAGTTTATTTGATTTTATAATCAAACCAAAAAAAGAACGATACGACAATATAAAACAAATTGGTGACCAAGAGCTGATATTAAATTCAGAAATATCTAGTCACCAATATGTTAGTCGTATTGGTATTGTTCTAGCTATTCCAAAAGCTGAACCTACAGATATTAAAGTTGGGGATGAAGTTATTATACATCATAATGTTTTTAGAAGATGGTACGATGTTAGAGGTATAGAAAAAAATAGTAGAAGCTATTGGAAAGAAGATAAATATTTTGTTAAACCAGACCAAATATTTTTATATAAAAGAAATAATAAATGGCATGCACCTAAAGGTTATTGTTTTGTAAAACCAATTCAATCAAATAATATATTATTAGAAAAAGAAGTTCCATTAAGAGGTATTATAAAATACGTAGATAAAGAACTTAAAAATATAGATAAAGAAGATTTAGTTGGATTTACACCTAGTAGCGAATATGAATTTGTTATTGATGGTGAAAGATTATATAGAGTATTAACTAATTCAATATCTATTAAATATGAACGTCAAAGAAACGAAAAAGAATATAATCCAAGCTGGGCATAGCGCAGTTAAGGAATTAATAAAAGTTGCAAAAGAGCCTATAGTTGAAACAGAAGATGATGTTTCTGCAGATAGATTAAAAAATGCCGCCGCAACTAAAAAGTTAGCTATATTTGATGCGTTTGAAATATTAAATCGTATTGAAGAAGAAAAAGCATTATTAGAAAATAAACCTTTGGAAAATAAAGATGATACTTTTAAAGGTTTTGCAGAAAGGAGATCTAAATAATGTATAAACAAAATTTATATAAGATAATACAACCAGTTAGATTAAATACTGTTAAAAGATTAAATAAATCTAAGAAGTGGCAATATGGATATAATAAAGAACACGATATTGTTGTTATATCTAAAACAGGAATGATTGGTGATATTTATGAAATACAAAATTTAAAAATAGCATTGCCTAAACAACCTAATAAAGTTTTTAAAGGTAATGATAAATGGGAGGTTCAAGAATATCCTAAAGAGCTAAATAAAATAAAAACAATATTTGATTGGCGTAGCTTGCCTTCAGATTTTAAAAATAATTGGTATGCATACATTGACTCAGAATTTACTAAGCGGGAGCAAGGCTTTTGGTTTTATAACAAAGGCACTCCTACTTATATTACTGGGACTCATTATATGTACTTGCAGTGGACCAAAATTGATATTGGGAAACCAGAATTTAGAGAAGCAAATAGATTATTCTTTATTTTCTGGGAAGCTTGTAAAGCAGATTCACGATCCTATGGGATGTGTTATCTTAAGAACAGGCGTTCCGGGTTTTCTTTCATGGCCTCAGGAGAGGTGGTTAACTTGGCAACCATATCAAGTGACTCCAGGTATGGTATATTATCTAAGTCCGGTGCTGACGCCAAAAAAATGTTTACAGATAAGGTGGTTCCCATCTCTGTCAATTACCCATTCTTTTTCAAGCCGATACAGGACGGAATGGACAGGCCCAAGACTGAACTTGCATACCGTGTACCAGCCAGTAAATTTACCAGAAGAAAACTCACAGCCAACGAAGCCGTGGAAGACATACAGGGATTGGACACCACCATCGACTGGAAGAACACCGGTGATAATTCCTACGATGGGGAGAAGCTTGCCCTCCTCATACATGACGAAGCCGGTAAATGGGAGAGGCCAGAAAACATTCTCAACAACTGGAGGGTCACGAAAACCACATTAAGATTAGGTAGTAGAATTATAGGTAAGTGTATGATGGGTTCTACTAGCAACTCAGCAGATAAAGGAGGTGATAATTTTAAAAAATTATATAACGATTCAGATGTTACAAAAAGAAACCGCAATGGACAGACTCGCTCGGGATTATATAGTTTGTTCATACCTATGGAATGGAACTTCGAGGGATTCATTGATTCTTATGGCCTACCTGTATTCGATACACCCGAAGCAATTATTAAAGACGCATACGGCGAAGATATTGACACCGGGGTTATTGAGCATTGGGAAAATGAAGTCGAAGGCTTAAAGTCCGACCAAGACGCTTTAAATGAGTTTTATAGACAATTTCCAAGAACAGAAGAACATGCGTTTAGAGACGAAACAAAAAATAGTATATTTAATCTAGCAAAAATTTACGAACAAATTGATTACAATGATGAAGTCGCAAATCTGTCACAAGTTACCGTTGGCAGTTTTACGTGGCAAAATGGAATTAAAGACACGAAAGTCCAGTTTACGCCAAATCCTAACGGAAGGTTTAAAGTCAGCTGGGTTCCGAATGTAAGATTACAAAATAATATTATAACTAAAAATGGTATTAAATATCCAGGTAATGAGCATATGGGTGCTTTTGGCTGTGATAGTTATGATATATCTGGAACTACAGATGGGCAAGGATCTAAAGGCTCGTTGCATGGTTTAACTAAATTTAGCATGGAAGAAGCTCCAGCAAATATGTTTTTTTTAGAATATATAGCTAGACCGCAAACTGCAGAAATGTTTTTTGAAGATGTGTTAATGGCATTAGTATTTTATGGTATGCCATTACTTGCAGAAAATAATAAACCTAGATTATTATATTATTTAAAACGTAGAGGTTATAGAGGTTATTCAATGAATAGACCTGATAAAGCTAGAAATAAATTATCTGTTACAGAAAAAGAGATAGGTGGTATACCTAATTCAAGTGAAGATATAAGACAAGCTCACGCCGCTGCAATTGAAACATATATAAATGATTATGTTGGTATTATAGGAGATGGGCAATATGGAAATTTATATTTTAATAGAACATTAAATGATTGGGCTAAATTTGACATAAATAAAAGAACAAAATTTGATGCTGCTATAAGCTCAGGGTTAGCAATAATGGGATGTAATAAAAATAAATACAGACCAAATGCTGAAAGAATAAAATCAAAAGTTAATATCAATTTTTCAAAATACGAAAATAAAGGAACTATATCAAAAATAATAAAAAATTATGGCTGAATCAGTTATGAAAAACTACTTTCCAAGTCAAGCTGTTAGTGACGATGAGAAATTATCAATGCAGTATGGCTTAGAAGTTGCTAAAGCTATAGAAAATGAATGGTTTAAAAAATCTTCTGGTATAAACAGATATTTACAAAATCAAAATCGTTTTCATAAATTAAGATTGTATGCTAGAGGCGAACAGTCAACACAAAAATATAAAGACGAATTATCTATTAATGGTGATTTATCATATTTAAATTTAGATTGGAAGCCTGTACCTATTATACCAAAATTTGTTGATATAGTTGTAAATGGTATTGCTGAAAGAACATATGATATTAAGGCATTTTCCCAAGATCCTCATGGTGTAAATCAGAGAACTGAGTATATGAAAAGAATGTTAGTTGATATGCAAACGCAAGATACAACACAATATATACAAGAAAATTTTGGAATTAATTTACAAAGCACACCACAAGATCAACTTCCAGCAAATAATGAAGAATTGCAGCTTGATATGCAATTAAATTATAAGCAAGCAATTGAAATTGCAGAAGAGCAAGCAATTGAAACAGTGTTTAATTTAAACAACTATGAATTAATAAAGAAAAGATTTTATTATGATTTAGCTGTATTAGGAATGGGCTGTGTTAAAAATACATTTAATTTATCAGAAGGAATAAAAATAGAATATGTTGACCCTGCTAATATAGTGTATTCACATTCAGATTCGCCATACTTTGATGATATATATTATGTTGGTGAAATGAAAACTATAAACTTAGTAGACCTTAAAAAAGAATTTCCAAACTTAACTGACGAAGATTTAAAATCAATAACTAAAAATGGAGGTTCTAGTTATAATTTGTTTAATAGATATACATCTAGGCATGATAAAACAGATAATAACGCAATAGAAGTTTTATATTTTAATTATAAAACATATATGAATGAGGTTTATAAAGTTAAAGAAACTGCAACAGGCGCTGAAAAAATTATTAGAAAAACAGACGCTTTTAATCCTCCACCTGATTCTAAAGGTTTAAGATTTGAAAGAATAGCTAGAAATGTGGAGGTGCTTTATGAAGGTGTATATATACCAGGCTCAAAACAACTTTTAAAATGGAATCTTTGCGAAAACATGTTAAGAGAAAAAAGCGATTCTAGCAAAGTAAAAATGAATTATTCTATAGTTGCGCCTAGAATATATAATGGATCTGTTGAATCTTTAGTTAGCAGAATAACTAGTTTTGCGGACATGATTCAATTAACGCATTTAAAAATACAGCAGATTCTTTCAAGAATGGTTCCTGATGGTGTTTATGTAGATGCCGATGGTTTAGCTGAAATAGACTTAGGAAATGGTAGTAATTATAATCCACAAGAAGCATTAAATATGTTTTTCCAAACTGGTAGTATAATTGGTAGATCATTTACTTCAGATGGAGAACTAAATCCGGGAAAAATTCCTATTCAAGAAATAAATAATTCCGCTGGCACAAATAAATTAGCTGCATTAATAAGTACTTATAACTATTATATGCAAATGATTAGAGATGCTACTGGTTTAAATGAAGCAAGAGACGCAAGTACACCAGATAAAAATGCCTTAGTTGGAATTCAAAAATTAGCAGCCGCAAATAGTAACACTGCTACAAGACACATATTACAAAGTGGATTATTTTTAACTGCAGAAACTGCTGAAAAAATATCATTAAGAATATCAGATGTTTTAGAATATTCTCCTACGGCAACTGCTTTTATACAATCTATAGGTTCTCATAATGTGGCAACTTTAGATGAATTATCAGAATTGCATCTGCATGATTTTGGTATATTTTTAGAATTAGAGCCAGATGAAGAAGAAAAACAAATGTTAGAAAATAATATCCAAGTAGCTATTGCACAAAATAATATTGAACTAGAAGACGCTATTGATTTAAGACAAATTAAAAATGTTAAATTAGCTAATCAACTTTTAAAATTAAGAAGAAAGAAAAAGCAGCAACAAGATCAATTAATGCAACAGCAAAATATACAGGCACAAGCACAAGCTAATGCGCAAGCACAACAAGTTGCTGCTGCTGCTGAGGTTCAAAAGCAACAATCACTTACTCAAAGTAAAATACAATTAGAATCAGCTAAAAGTAATTTAGAAATGCAAAAATTAATGGCTGAAGCTAATTTGAAAAAAGAATTAATGACTTTAGAATTTCAAATGAATATGCAGCTGCATAGTGCTAAAAATAATATTGAAAAAGAAAAAATTAAAGAAAAAGAAGATAGAAAAGACGAGCGAACAAAAATTCAAGCAAGTCAACAAAGTGAACTTATAAATCAACGTAAAAATAACTTACCTCCAAAATCTTTTGAATCTGCAGGTAATGATATTTTAAGCGGTGATTTTAACTTAGGTGTTTTTGAACCTAGGTAATATATAAATTGTATAATCATATAATATTTTATTATGGCAGAAGAAATTAAAGCAAAAGCCGTAGAGACCGAAGAAAAGTCTTTACAAGAAAAAGAACAAGAAGTACAAAAAAATGCTGGGTTCGACGAGGAGTCTGGTATGTACAAGGTAGATTTAACACAACCCCCAAAACAAGAACAAGATGCCGTTACAGAGCAAGTCGCAGATGAGGTACCTGTTCGCGACGAATCCGGAACTAGCGGAGAAATTTCTGAAGAAAACGTCGAAGAGCAAGTTGAAGAATCTGCCGGAGAAAAAGAAGAAACAGAAGAAGTAATACTTGAAGAAATAACAGATGAAGAAGATACAGTTGACGATACAGGAGTGGAAGCAAGCCCTGAGATTGCCGACACCGCACCGGAACAAAAAGAAGTATTACCGGAAACAAAAACACAAGAATCAATAGAATATCCTCAAAACATTCAAGATTTAGTAAAATTTATGAATGAAACAGGAGGCACATTAGAAGATTATGTTGAGCTAAATAAAGATTATGAGAAATTTGATAATATGGAATTATTAAATGAATATTATTCTCAAACTAAACCTCACTTATCACCAGATGAAATTGTATTTTTAATTGATGATAAATTTTCTTATGATGAAGAAGTTGATGATGTAAAAACTATTAAAAGAAAAAAATTACTTTTTAAAGAAGAAGTTGCACAAGCAAAAAAACAACTTCAATTAAAAAAAGATAATTATTATAAAGAAATTAAAGCTGGTAACAGATTAACTCCTGAAGCTAAAGAAGCATTAGACTTTTTTAATAGATATAATAAGGAGTCTGAACAGCAAGAACAAATAACGCAAATTCAAAGAGATGCGTTTAACAATAAAACCAATTCGCTTTTTAACGATAAGTTCAAAGGTTTTGAATATAATGTCGGAGATAAGAGATTTAGGTTTAATGTG